TTTTCCGTTTATGATAAAACCATGTTGCCACAAAGACGTTTTTCGACTATTTACAATCATACAAAAAAGGGGCTTACGCCCCTTTTTCATTCTACATCACCAATCATGCGATTATCTTCGATACAAGCCACATATTCTCATAAAGCATAATGCGAATAGTGGGTTCGTCACATAGTTGATAAGTGGACTAGACGGGAGTCGAACCCATCAGATATAAAATTCTGCAATCGTTGGTATTACTGTGCTTTGCACTTTTCCCTGTAAAATCAACGCTTTTGTATTTCCTTATATCACATCACATTTCGGTTAAAATCAACAGATTTCCATAAAAGTTCACACGAAAGTTCACACACGTAACTTACAATGATTTACCGAGAATTCCTGCAACAATAGCCTCCGCCATCTTCTTGTAATCATACAGCTCTACATCGTCCTTATCATCCACGAAGCAACACTCGATCAACATCGCCGGAGAGTTTGTCCGACGCAGAACATACAAGTCTTTACGCTCCTTCACTCCACGATTTTTGAATCCAAGAGTTGTAATAGCATTGTCCACTCTAACCGCTGCTGGATACGCCGCGCTCTCGGCGCTATATACATACACCTCAGTTCCGGTTGTCTTGCCATTTCCCTTCTTATCTCCAGCTCCAGCATTAAAATGAATGGAAATATCCAGATCCACCTTATGCTTGTTACACTTTGTTACGATCTTCTTTAATACGTCCGCCTGGTTCTTTCCATTGGCGCAGGTACAGTCATACACCTTATGTTCTTTTTCCCTGAGCAGCCGGATCACTTCATTTTTAACCTTGCGTGCCTCAGTGGACTCCTTAATCAGTCCACACGCGCCGCACGCAATCTTCCCGTCCGGATTATGTCCGGCATGTACATTAAACTTCATCTTACTCACCGTCCTTCACTTCTGGAATACCGGCAACCGATGTAAGAAGCGATACTACGCCGGCAACCACCGATGCAGACACTGCCATCTTCCAATCCACTGCTGATACCACTGCTGCCGTACCAATCACCGCAACTGCAGTCTGTGCCATTGTCTTAACCGCCCGCACTGCTGCCGCTTTCATCCACTTCTGTGTGTCTACGGATACTTTGAATACACAATTTTTAAACATATTAATTACCCCTTTCTTATTTGATATACTGCGCGATCATCGTTACTATCCCGATTGCAAGTGCAGCGGAAATTGTACTTATGATTGCAGTTACTGCGACTGACTTGTATTTTTTAACATCTTCTGCCGGTGCACGCTCCATCACATCTACGCGAGCATCCATACTATCAATCTTTTCATCCAAAGCGCATACATTCTCGTTGGTATGCTTGACCTCCTCGACCAGCTGTACCATTGTCTCGCTCATTGTATGTATTTCCTCAACAATAGGTTCTAACTTATCGATTCGGTGTGTATTCGATTTCGCACGCGCTTCAACTCTTGTAAGCCTGCGTTCATTGTAAGTTTTTGACCACATAATTTCACTCCCTATAAGCGGCACCTGAAGATGTCCCTTAAACTATTTCACAATATCAATTCGGTTACCGCTAAAATCTGTAATAAACATTTTTCCCGAATCCGTAATATACAACGCATTTGAGATCAACTTCGTGTCTGTAGCAAGAACTGAATCTTTCACTCGGCAGATTTGCAACCATGTATTCGCTGGTGTCAATCCGCGGATGATAACATTCTCCTCATTTACATCGCACATGTAGAAACCTTTGATTACAGCCTTGTGTGCCTCTTTAGTGCCATCACTTAACGTATTGTATGGAGTTGCACTTAAATTAAGAATTTCTATATAACATCCCTTCGCATCTTTTGCCGTCTCCGGAACTGTAACCGTAATATGCGGACACTTAACGTCATGGAGTGCTGACTGATCTACTTTTGACGGAATAATATAAGGTGACCACCCCGCTAAAGCATATACATAAGCACGTACCCTAATATTGTCACCGGCATTCGAGATAAAGCTTTCACATCCGATTTCCCATGTACTTCCTGGCGTCAATGTTCCAGCTGTTTGCATAACAACACAAATTCCCTTGTATGCTGCATATCCATCCTCTTTGTACTCAATCGTAATATCATTCACATCTTCCGCTATTGTGTATGGAAGTGTGGTCAGATCGTTTGGTCGTTTCCATGAAACCGAATCTACCCAACTGTCAAATCCTATACTTCGATTGGTATAATCTGATTTGGAAAGCAGTTCTTCAACCGAAGATGGATCTATAACATAAAAATCTTCAAGCGAAAATATATCATCCTTGGTAGCTCCAAATGCCCAAAATCCAAAGCATATAGAATTTTGGTTTTCTGAAACTTTATATAGTAAGTTAATTCCACTCTTATTTCCTACCATAGATTCATTATTTGCAGTAGCATATAAAGTTTGTCTGTTCGCCCACTCGACACCATTATTAATAATAAGTGCTGCTGATTGTTTATTTGAATTAGACAATGTAAATTTTGAACAGCCTATTTCGATTATCTTACCTCTATATGGAGTTGCATCTATCGTCCATCTGTAACTTCCCCAACCGTCCACTACAACACATTCAAAATTGTACTTATCTCTCGAAGATACGGTTATTCCACCAGCCGATCCACTAGTAGTTGGCACAAGGTTCGGAAAAGCACTTGGATCTCGAGATGGAATCCAATCATCAATCATAAGTCTCTGATATCGGCTAACATTCTTCTTAATATCTGGTGCCAACGTATCAAGTCGTGTGTTTACCGCCTCGAATTGTTCACTGACCGAAAACGCAAGAGAAGAAGGTTGTGCAAAAAGGTTTCTAATTTCAACACCATCTATCCAAATATGCGCCAATTTAAAAGAATTACTATTAGCCTTGGAATTTACTAATCCGGATTCTCTCTTTGTAATGATGGTATGACCATTTACTCGCATCTGATAATGTCCGCTGGCAACCCTTGTAATCGTCGCATCCGACAAATCATCATAATAAAATGCCTTAAGTGCTTCCGGCATATCATAGATAAGTCCCTGATCAAAACATACATATCTGCCGCCCATTACAAGCAGGTCCATAAGCATCCATGTCAATGCGCACTGTTTTTCTTCGACAGTCATGCTGTATCCTCCACTCGAAAAGCACACAAGATTCGCTTTCTGTGTTGGATAATAATTTTTCATGTAGTTGTAAACCTTGTAAGATGAATCTTCTCCAGACCAATAACCAAATCCATCAACCGGCTCTTTCGGATAAAATTCACACGACTCTACCATCAAATAATCATTTTCTCCAATTGAAGACTTTAAGGACTTAGGATTGTAATATGGTTCATTGTCAATCGGTTTTCCGGATACAAGTTCAATAACATGCCAGGCATTTCCAAAGGAACATAAACCCAAACGCCGCGCTTCCTCGATTACATCATTCTGCTTTTCAAGAACACTTTCCCATGACTGTTCATCACCATCGTTAAGTTCTGTAACTCCCGATAAGGAATCAAAATCATCCCAAAAGATACCGTCATAAGGTATACCTCCCGTTATAACGTCGTATCCATCTGCATCTTTATCCGTTGTCCAAGTACCGCCCATATGCAGTGTTGCACGAATCTGCTGGTAAAGGTCATATTTATTGATTGGGACACGCGTTTTCGATGTAGCATCATATTTATTTTTAACGGATATGTACCGGAAGAATTTCACATTTGGATTGCGTCTGCGTACTTCCTGCACCAGAGCCATCTCATTCTGCCGTTTCTCCGAATCCGTCCATCCGCTGATCGAACCCTCGCAACAGATTAAATCATATCCGGCCAGAATATGTGCCGACTCTTCAAAAGAACTACCGGGGAAATAGGAACCATAATTAAAGTAAACCTTTGTGAGAGGTTTTTTTACCATATATGATGACAAGTTATTTTTTAAATCCCTTATCTCGGCGGCAACTACTTTTGTCTTAGGCGGAAGTTCGCTCTCTTCATCAAGACTATCTTCCGCAACTGCTGTCAATGTACCATCCTCTTTTGATACAATAGTCACACCATCAGCCTTAATGCCTACCGCACTCTGCGCCAGCTGCGCCCAGTACTTGGCATTGTTTGTATCTTCGCCATCTCGCCTCCCTGTATCACCTTCTGCATAGCTTTTGGCAAGTGTAGCTTGCATTTGCGCTTGTGTTTGAGATGCCGTCGAAGCCTCCGCTGCCTTTTCTGCTTTTGCTGATTCAACCTTAATATCCGCTAAATAGTCTGGTCTCAATTTATCCTCGGTAATCGAACCGTTTTTAATCGAGAATGAATAAGTCTTATTGACACCCTCTCCGCTTACCGATACCGCGATTTCGTCCGAATCCTCAAACGTAAGAATCGGAATCATTGCACCGATATTAGCCGTGAACTTCGTGCCATCATCGGTTGTCATGGTCAGAATACCATCATCGGATAAAGCGAATGATACCGGAATCTTTTCGATGTTAAGGTCAAACAGAATCTTTTCTCCGCTCAACTTTGTTATTGTGATTATTCCGGTCTTTTCATCAATTTCCCAATCCTTAATCAATGAATTGGCTGTAATCACATCAAACTTGGTTGCATCCATAGCAACGACACGATCATCAATCGCATCTAAGCCAGAATCCATTCTGTTGAGGTTTGTTTCATTTACCGCCGTTTCTTCGCTTGGAAAGTTTTTCCAATCTATACGGCTATAAATCTTCTGCATAGGCTACCTCCTATTTCGCAGACGCAATATCATCTACCTTTTTTCGGAATTCATCATAGTCAGTGTCAAACGTCTCTTTGTTCGCGGCGTAGATTTCTCGATTCTGAATCGAATAGTTTACACTGATATTTCCATTGTCTGGGATCTGCGCATTAAAATACGCGTACTGATTTCCGTCTACACTAGAAGTTCCATTTACGTTAGTTGATTTTTGAATAGATAACATTTAACATTTCCTCCATTATTCCTAATCTTTGTTTTAATATATCAACCTCGCCTCTTAACGAGAAGTTGTCGAACTTAAGCTGCCTGATTTCCTTTTGCTGCTTCTGAATCATCTGCACATGCATAGCATGAAGTTCGTCCTTGTCAAGAAGCCATGTGTCATCTTCAACATCGAGTCCGACAAGTGCTTCATTATCACTATCAATGCCAGAATCTATAAAAGCCTGCTTAACATCCTGTGCAATAAAGCCATAGTGCCAATGTGCATCTACACCATCCACGTCTTCCTTATAGCGAAAGTGCACCGGAACGAATCTCATATAAACAGAAGAAATATCTTGTGCTTCTGTTATATCTGTTTTTAGCCTTCTATCTGATACATGTATTTGGCTTGCAGATACCGAAGAATATGTTCCACTGCTATTCACTCTCAAAAAGTAGTTTTTTGTATATCCGCTAGTTCCAGATTGACCACTTGCATTTACGCGAATTCCTGTTATAAATCCAGACGTGTTTGGTATGTCTCCAATGCAAGCGACTCTGTGTGCTTGGTCTGCTGACCCTATGTATACTCTTCCAAGTAATGCATTGAACAGCACCGATCCGTGATAATTTGTATGCATATCATCTCCGCCAAATTCAAGGATTCCTAATTGGTCAACGCTAAATATCGGATAATCATATAGCTGTCCGCCCCATTTGTATCTGTAGTATACTTTTTCCAAAAACTTCACATTTGTAAATTCACTATTTGTTCCTCGAATCGTTCCGGTTGTGATATTATCGCCATTTATCGTAGTCGAACCCGATTGTGCCAAATCATTAAATGTGACCACACCTGTAATTTGAATGTTTGCATTATCGCTAGACGTATCTATGATGTTTCCATTCTCGTCATACAACTGAATTACAATTCCAACCGTCTTTTCCCCGCCTGTCGCGGTAATGCCTATGCTATGCGCGGTCTGTGAAATCCTTGTGGACATTTCGGTATCAGCTTTTTGCCGATTTATAACTTCGGTTTGAATCGCATCTGCGGTCTGCTCAAATCGTGAATTTGTCCTTTCGTCCAAGTCGCTTATTTCAGACAATGTATGGTCTGCAGTTCGTTCTAGGCGATTCGTGCGTCTTTGTACATTATCAATCGTATCTCTGATAGAATTAACCTTTGCAGAGTGCTTTTCTGTACCCTGTGCAGCAATCGAATCACGCTTGCTTTGTACTCCGGTCAGCGTCCGCTGCAAGATGTATGTCTCTACGATCTCACGCGTTGTATTGAATCGGATCGGATCACCAAGTTCCAAACACGGATTGCCGACGCAAGTACATGATTTCAGGGGCGTATATGCCGCCTGCTTCATGATTGGAAGTACGTTGTTCGCGATCTGCTCCAACTCTGATCCGGTCTTGTCCGATACAAGAAAGTTACCGGATATCACATAGTTATTGCCGGCAGTACCAACAATCGCTCCAGCGGTATTGTCGCTAGCGCGGATTTCAAGCTGCGTAATTGCCTTGCTTTGGAAATCTTCATAGTCAAACGTGATGTAATGACCGCTCATGGACTCGGTATTGGAATCTGCTGGGAACAAATCATTACGCGGATACAAATCTTCCGCCGGATATACCGCACTGATAATGTTCGGCAAGATCACGTATTCAAACTTGCCGTCACGGTTGATGTTACCAAAAGCACCATTGATCTCGCAGATTGCCTCAATAATTGTCTTTCCACTAACTGAAGCTTCTGCTGTCACCGCAGAATCATAGGATGATGATGTGGTCAGCGTCTTGTTGACGGTCATGCCATCATTGACAAGGCTCGTGTCAGCCTGCGCGATCCCGAGATGTGCGAAAAAGCTATCACGGAACGCCTTAAGCGTCAGCGGAAATGATAAGCCATCATACCAAGCCTTAACGTCAGCATTGAGGATGTCGTACATCACATCATACGCCACGATCTGCCGCTTGGTGCGGTCTGCAGTCGGCGTGTCAGAATAGATCTTATACTCTCCGTATGTAAACGGATCATCCTCGTTCCCTTCCAACGTTTCCAAAGGACGAAGCTTTTTCCCGATAATGCCGGCAGGAACATCGTGAGCAGTGAATGAGATCTGATTCGGCAAGCAGGATCCGAATTTCAGCTCGGATCCATCGTTAAGTGTCTCTGTCAGCGTAAACGTGTCGCGTTCCCTCATGGAGTTGTCGATTACTGCCTTGGTACCGACTATTTCTATATTAAGTTGCTTATGAATCGAACTCTCGTAATAGAGTTCCTTATTCTTTCCATTTATCATAGAATTTCAGCTCCGTATCCAATAAAAGCGAGCCGCCAGCCATCGTACTCGATCGTATGCTCATCCGCATAGCCGACGATTGTCGTAACATCCGGAACATAACAGTACATTGTTACATACTTCATAATCTCTGGGCACCAAGCAGTTACAAGCGCCTTTTTCTCACGTCGTTGTCCGACATACTGTGCGTTGATTTTCGACATAAATGCATCGAACTTCTTCTCGGTCAGTCCTGGAACCTGCCACTCTGCCTTAAGCACCTGATTCTTAAGTGCGTCTCTGTGTAACTCGCCATTGTCATCGTTGTACGAATTTAAGTCCTGCCCCAGAAGAGGGGACTGAAATGTGCTTGCGGTTATGTATTCAAAAGGGACTTTATAATCCCCGACCTTGATCAGATATCCGCCATACGCCATTTCTCGTCCACCTCCTTAAAATTCAAATGCCGGCTTTCCGGTTGAATGAAAATATTCGTTTGCTTTCTGCTGCGTCACATGGAAGATTCCATTCGGATCTCCCTCTACTTTAAATGTAACATTAACCGGCGTTCCTTTTGTACCAATTACAGCGCGAACCGCACGCGCTACTCCATCACTGACGGATGCTACAATCTGTTCGTTGTTCATGACCGATGTATGATTGCCGATCGTTCCCACAAGCTCTGGTCCAGCTTCTCTCGCCAGGAAAATCTGACCGGTCGGTGCATCCTTGGTACCGACTGCATAATGTGCGATATCATGCCACACGCCACCGGAGTAGATGCCACCATTGGCTTTCTTTGTTGCCTTAGTTCCAACATTAACTGATTTTCCGCTAAAAAAGCTTGTTACGGAATTCCAAGCAGAATTTAATGCGTTCTGGGCAAATCCAATTGCAACGTTTAACGTCTTTCCGGCTGTAGTATTCGACCACTCACTCTTGACGTTCTTCCACCATTTGTTTCCGTCTTTCTTAACATCAGTGGTAAATTTCTTTACCTCACCAACTTTATCATTCCAATATAATTTAACGTTCTTCCACCATGTGCCACTTTGATTCTTCACATCCGTAGTAAATTCCTTTACTTTACCAACCTTTGACTTCCACCAACTCTGTGTATTTTTCCACCAAGTAGATGCATTGTTCTTGACATTAGTTGTAAAGTCTTTTACACTGCCAACTTTCTTCCCCCAATAATCTTTTGTATTCTTCCACCATTCCTTGGCCTCGTCCTTTACTTTCGCTTTAAACTCAACATAATTATCTTTTAGATTTGAAAAGCCTTTGTTAATCTTTTTTAACAGTTCTTTTGCATATTTCGAAAAACTAAAAGATTTAATTTTATCTTTCCAACCTTCTATTATTCCAAGAAAAATATATTTTCCGTATGGCTTCATATTCTTAGCTGGAGAATGAATACCGAACGCTTCACATATTCCATCTCCAAACCATGTGAAGAAATCCTTAAACGGTTCAATGACTGTACCAAGCACTCCTGTAAATCCGTCCAAGATGCCCTCAAAAATATAGCTTCCAATATCCATAAAATTGGCTTGCTTACCGTCAAACGCGGTTTTGAAATTTTTCTTAGCCTCATCAAAAAGCTTGCTTGTCTCATCCCAATTAAAAAACGTTTTAAAGCTTACCGGGAGCGATATAACAGTTTCTTTTCCGGTTTCGTCATGACCCACTTTTTTGTCCATGAATGCTTTCTTAATACGCTTTCCAAAGTTTCTGATATCATCTGTATGCTCAACAAAAACCTTACCAAGGCTAATTCCTACAGATACAACTACACCAGCAAGTGCAAAATACGGATTTCCCCCCGACATATAGAAAGCTGCTCCGCCAGCTGCTAATGCCATCACGATTGATTTCACAAAATCCGTATCATTATCATCTGTCAACTGGAATCCAATTGTTGCTATAAATGCAGCAAGGCCAAGTCCATTTAATCTGAAACTTTTCCCTTTGCCGGTACCATATTTTCCAGATGTAAATCCTAATAGTGAGGTTAGAGCTGCTGATACAACTCCAGCTAAACTGCCACTCGAAAAAGTAAGGATTGTAAGCAGGCTCTCTGGGGTTAAATTCTTCAAGAATCTACTTAAACCATCAAATATATTTTCCCAGCTAAGATCATCAAAGAATCCGTGCACAAACTTCCAAAAGCCATCTGTCCATCCATTAATGGCTTCGGCGCACTCTTCCCACTCAAACCTATCGAAAAAGCGGTTAAATCCATGTGCTACATTTTTTCCAAACTGTTCGAATTCAAATTGATTAGTAAATCCCTCTGATGCGAATACTGCAGTATTTAATGCTCCTGCAATAACATCTGCGGTAGATGTGAATACACTATTGCCTTTTTTATCCTCGGAAAATAAGCCATTCAAGAACTCGGCAAAGTCAGTACCAAAATTATCCGCCTTTTGATAAACATCTTTCCATTTTATCTTGCCAACAGTCTTTGCGAGCTCGTCTCTGATTGTTTCTCCAAGACCTTCCCAATCACCACTTTTTATCGCTTTCTTGATATCCTCTGCTAAGTCTGCAATATTCTGGTCAATCGGAACTTCTTCAAACATATCAGAGACGTTGCCGCCGCCACCAGATCCGCCAGAACCACCGCTATCGTTCGAATTTATGACATTAAGTTCGTTGAACGACTGTAGTTGCCCCTTTAGTTTCTTTGCCGAACTAGTAGCTTTATCCAATCCGGCAGCATAGTCTTTCACCTGCGTGGTAGCCTTCGTCCACGTTTTCTTGCCTGTGAGTGCTGATATGAACTGATTCACTTTGTTGATTGCTGCCGTGAGCATATTGATCAGCATTGTGAGTGCGGGTCCCACGGCAGTTATAATTGGTCCCGAAAGCGCCCCGAAAGCATTCTTAAGAGTTGCCACGGCACTCGTCAGCTGAGACATCTTTGCGTTCACATTGGTCGAATACTTTGCCATATTCTGCGTGCCATCTTTGATTGCAGAAAGCATGGCATTCCAACCCTTGGTGATCCAATTGAAGATGAACATCGAAAGGGCGATACCGCGAAGACGTGTAACAAAATTATGTAACAAACCATTTGCCCGCTTTGTTTTTCCAGAAAACGAGTCAAGCCAAGAACCCGTGCTTCTACGTGCTTTATCCGCACCATTTGAGACCTTATTCTCTTTTGCGACAAGTTCTTCCTGCCTCTTCGTAAGAGTCTGCATCTGACTGTTAGTGTCGCGAAGCTGATTCTTAAGTTTCTGATATGCGTCAGAAGCTCGGATCGCCCCTTTATCAAGATACGCCGTCCCTTCTTTGACCATTTGAGACTGATATTTCTGTGCAGCGCGTATATCGGCTCCTACCACTTCAATTTTTCGATCGAGAGAATCCCATGCGGCACCAGATGTTTTACCACGTGCCACCATCTCTTCCTGTCGTTGTAACAGCTTGTCAAATTCAACTGTAGATTTATGCAATGCATCGGAGATGTTCTTATAGTCCTCTGTTGGGATTTTAGAATTCTCCATCTGACGCATTTTCTCGGTTAAATCAGCCGCTTTCTGTGACACCTTTGCAATCTGATTCTGCAGGCGCAACATCTGACTAGAGACATTTTTCGTATCAATTTTTGTGTCAATCTTTATAGATCCATCATAATCAGACATCTACTCACCTACTTCCTGCCGTGTATTTCTGCCATCATGCGGTCATAATCATCAATTCTCTCCGTCTCTTCCTTGGTGTACTCTTTCTTCTGCACCAGCTGATCCAATGCATACATCTTCTGTGCCTTTTTGAGCGCTTCTCGGTACTCAGGCGTTGAGCCTTTTGTCGGTTTCTCCTGCCGCTTGCCAACCACCTGCAAGAAGCTTGATAGCTTGTACGGCATATTCCAAAGCAGTCCGCAAAACATCCACCAATGCATGGATTGCCCCGCAGCGAGGTCGATTCCGTAGATCTGCCGGAAATCTGCATAGATGCGCCACTGATCCACGTCATAGTCCACCACACGCGCCTTGTCGCCGTCTTCCGAAGGATTATCGTGAAACCAGCCAGAAAGAAACCACTCTACACACTCGGAAAGCTCAACGCCCTGAGGATGATCACGAAGATACTCTTCTCCGTTTTCATCCTCGTCAGCAAACATAAGCCACACGAACATATCGTTTTTCTCATATTTGGTAAGCTCCTGATCGTACTTCGCCTGCAGCATCTGAATGCCGATCGTATAATCCGTATTCACTTGATACCCGCGCCACTCCGTCGGCAGCTCATCGATGAGAATATTATTCATGCTTTACGTTCCTGTTCTTACCTTTGTACTTGTTGTTATGTCTGCGTGCAGCGCGATTCGGTGAATACTTCTTGCGGATTGCTTCATTTCGTGTCTGGAAGAGATCACTCATCACCGGCATTACCGCATTCACAAAATCAATAAGGGCATCTTCATCCGGAACAAAGTCCTCGTGCATCTCATAGCTCTGACGGAACACGTTACGGATCGTGTCTTTGCCAAACAGAGTATCAATCTCGCGGATCATTCCCTCTATGATGCCGATACGCATCTTGGAGGCATCTACGATGATATCCATTCGCACATTATCGGGAAGCTTGTCGAACTCCTCTCCCTCATATTCCTTGTATTTTTCTCTATAAGAATTAACATCATCCTCGCCGAGGTTTACCACCTCTTCAAGATTGTGCACGAGCTCAACAAAACGCGTTGCCGTAGCAGCATCCGCGGTATTGATACGAAGCACTGTGATCAATTCTCCTTCGAGGTTATTGACCTCGATTGTCTTGATTCCATCATCAAATGTAATTGTTCTAATATCTGCCATAATTACCATCCTCTCTTAATTCGGGGCGCGAAAGAGAGGTACGCGTCCCGAATATGCTAATTGTTGATTAACACCTATTCCTTTGATCCCGCACTCGCAGCAGCATCCTTTTTCTTCCAAGTGAAAGAGCCATCCGTACCGATAGTGATTGTTCCAAGCTCCGGATCTCCATTTCCGTTGATCTGGATCGAAGTTGTATGTGCATCCCCTCCGGCGCCACCGGTACTGGACGGGCACACCGTCACAGGGAACCGCATACAATCACCTGTTCCGCCTGTAATATCCGTCTTGAAGAAACGATAATAGTTTGTATTACACTTCTCGCCAGTAGGCAGAGTTTTAAAAAGCGTGTCAATACATTTCTGCATCTCATCAGACAGATATTCACGGGATGGCGTCATGGAGAGCGCATATCCCTTTACCGTATTAGATGCATTTTTCATGTTTACATACTGTTTAGATTCTGTGTTGGGTCCCAGGTCTTCTGTGATCTCTGTGAATCCATCACCCATCTCCACAATTTTCTCTGTGGAGCCTGTAAGTGTTCCGATATCCAATAAGGACACCATGTTGGTACGATCTAATGCCATGTGTATTTCCTCCTTATTTCTTGTAAAAATATTTAAGTTTCATGTTCACGCCGTAGCCGATCTGCTTCGTATCCTGCTGCACCGGAAATACCACCGATGTACGTTCGATAGATTCAAGCTGCATGTGATCATCTTTAAATTCAACGCCCGCTGCTTCAAGCCACTTTGCCAAGCCGTCAAGAACGCTCTGCGCGTCTATCGATTCCTTATTTGTGCTCGGAGAACTTTGAAACACGATCTCGAACGGAATCTGTGCGGTGTAGTTTCCGCTCACATATTTCTTGAGATACTGCGCACCCTGCAACGGATAAATGCCGATTGATGTGGTATCCGCCAGCTTCGTCCACAGTACCGTTTTGTTATTTGCCTTGAACGTCTTTGGGAACTCCGGATATTTAAGCACCAATGCAAGAATGGCGCTTGCCGCGTTCTCTGCGTCTTTCACGGTCAAATGCTCAACGTCTGCCATCACACACCTCCCACTTCAAAATGAGGCATGATATCATCATACTTATCTACTGTTGTCACCTTGTATACAGAGTCCATAGAATCATGCGCCCACTCATAAACACACGATTTCGGCAACTCAAGACCTGTCTGGTCTCCCTTGATAAAGAAATCATCTGTCGGATGGAATGTGATGTGATTCGCCTTCTCCGTCTCAGGGAGCGCATCCCACACTTTAGGCTCCATATATTTCTTTGACAACTCGCCAAGATCGATGAAAAGTTTTGCCGCATCCGCACTATCCAATCCGCTCTTGGTCACATTTGATCCTTTAGTTTCCACAAGGTTCACGTTTTCTAAAAGCGTCGGATAATACTTCGTTTCATCTGTATCCGGATCATAAAAGCGATTGAACAGAGTCACGGTGTCGTTGTAAAACAATCCCATCATCGTCCGCACTCCTTACCGCACTTTGTGCATTTCCAGATATGCTTCCGAACGTAATGGTTGCCGTGGGTGCGAACATCCATGTACATATACGGCATCATTCTGTGCTTGCAAAATAATCTCTTTAAAAACATCACATCACCACTTCCCAATCTTTTGCAAAGCAATCGTTGATGCTTGGAACCCACATGGAATGTGAACCATCAACGCAGCGAATCTGTAAATATGGATTGCACACAAACAAATCGCCCTCTTTGATTCCCCATGCTTCTGCTGTCTGCTTATTGCACGGGATTCCCTGCGGATACCCTTTCTGATAAACGACAAACATTCCCTTACCATTCCAACCTTTGCGGGCAACTTTCTGTCCTGCTTTCATTCTCCGGATTGCTTCGCCGAACGTGAATGTCTGGATATCCAAATCTTTTACGTCAGCGTCGCCGACAATCTCCCAATCATCACGAAGAATAAAATTGAGAGTGTAATCAACATCTTCTGTCTCGCGGATGTCAAGAATTCTGCCGTCCTTGCAGTGCATCTTGATGGAATTATCTTCCCATTCCCAATATCCAGCCCATTCCGGGCATTTAACCATAGCGCCCTGTTTAAGCGCTTCGTATGCTTTTTTAAATTCCATATTTTCCTCCTATATTCCCGCATAAAGTAATCCTGTGCCAGACAGATACTCGCATACCACGTCATAACACAGCCGGTTCTGCGCCACCTTATCTCCCAGCACCTTATCAACAAGTGTCTCGTTGCTTCCAAAGCTGATAGACTGACCGCCGGAGGACATCGACTTAACGTTGCCGTTCTTGGGATCATTCGCATGAACTGTCTTGTAGTCGATCTGATAGAGTAGATCTGCAAGCGCACACGTAGCTTTCTGAATCTGCTCGTCAAATTCTTCCTTGGCAGCATCGCCGATATGTCCATAGGTCAGCTGATCAAGTTTATCTGCCGCGCGATCTTCCCACTTTGGGAAAAGGGATTCCCCGATAGAATCCCCATAGTATTTTTCTTTGTAGAAGTCATACGTGGTGTATTTCATCTTGGAATCCCCTTTCTACTACCCTCTGGTAATGATTCGCATAATATTGATTGCCTTGATCGGATAAGTAGCATTTGCATCAGAAGAATTATTATGAGCGATCTCCCAATTGGTTCCGGTCTCAAGTTCCTCGGCAGTCGGAGATACAATGCTTGTATTCTTCCAAGAAATACCATAAGGAGCAAAGACCTTTCTCTGTCTTGAATACAGAGTCGTCTCGCCACCGTTCTTTGAAGGATTACGGTCCATTTCGGACGAAACCTTTACACCACAGTTTGTATACTCGATTGCCCCGTTTCCAAGAACATAAGTTGTATACTCTGTGTATGCATCAGACACTTTCTCGTAGTAGCTTGACTCTGACGGATTGCCGGTCGGAGAAGCAACAACCTTATACTCCTTGCCGGATACAGTGTAGTAGGTCGTTCCTTCCTGTACTGTAGTGTCCGCAGACTTCTCATACTTGGCATCAACCTGTCTTGTCGGCATGGTATCGTCTACAAGTACGATTCTGCCATTTAAAGTCGCCAGAGGAAGATTTCTTTCGATTCCGTTGCCGTCTGTGTACTTCATGTACTCTAAGAGATTAAGATTCTCCAGAATGGTAGCTGTGCGAGAATGCATAACAACAAGTGCGAAGTTCGCTTTCTTGTCTCCAAGTGCCACCTGCATACCGGTGTTGAGCGTTGTGGCACCAAAAGTACCATCCTCATTTGCAGAGATATCATAAGTATGCTTCGTTACGAAGTTCTTACCTTCTCCGGTGTTCATAGAGAACACGCCTTTGAGTGTGCTGAGAAGTGTATCCTGGTCTACATCGTCCCAAAACTCTGCAACCTCTCCAGCTGCGGCAGAATAGTCATCCCCAGAGATATCCGATACGAAATCCTTTTCAGTCCATCCCTGTGCGCGTCCGACAACGATACGTCCCATAGAATAATTTCCACGTTCCTCAGTATCGATGTCTGTTTTGCCGTCGTAATTCACGGTCTTTCCGGATAAGCGTGCCTTGATCAGCGTTGTGATAAAGTTGCCGCCCTTCTGATCCGGAAGCATCGGAGCATACTCACCACGCTCTACAATAGCGCCGCAGTGAAGCAGCTCATTCAGGCGAAGATTCGGTGTATTGCGCACGACCGTGTCAAATACTTCACCGTTAAAATTAACTAAATCGAATAATGCCATTGATTATTTCTCCTTTCCTCGTTTCAGATATGGTGTGATATCCATATCCGGGTTCTGATTTTTAAGTTTCATGAGTTCAGCCATAGAGAGCTGCGCTCCATCCGGCTGTCCAAAATTGTTACCAACAATCCGGCTGCGGTTCTGCTGCGCCTTGAATGTCTTATCATCAATAATGATATCCGGCTTATAATTGCCCTTCTCATCCTTGACGATAGCATCAAACAGATCCGAAATACTCTTGCCACGCGCCTCATCAGAATTAAGTGTCTCAACGAGCTGCTTCTTGATGGCATCCGCCGTAATAGCGTTGACAAAGTGCTTGTCTGCGAAAAAATCTGTCACAAGTCCGCCAAGCCTTGTGATCTCGTCTTTCTCCTCGCGTTCCTTACGCTCGTTCTCAAGTGTTGCAGTCAGGTCAGCAATCTTCTGATTGAGTGCATCAGCATCCGGAGCAGCGTCTTTCAAAGTCTGCAGTTCCTTTTCAAGATTCTCCTGCTTCGTTTCAAGTTCTTTTTTGTCATTTTCCAAGGTTGCAATCTTATCGTTTTTCTTCTGGACTTCCAGATCCGATACGAATTCCCCTGGAAACGCTTTCTCGATTTCTGGTGTGATCTCAACACCAAGCGATTTCAGTTTGTCGATAATATTCATTTACAAGTTCCTCTCTTTCTTAAAAGTTTTTAATCCGGTCAGCCCGGCGCGAATGAGTTGCTATTTGATCCATAGCTGGCAATCGGCATTGCAGGAATCGAACCTGCCGCAATGCTCCCAATTGATTAGTTGCTCCCTCTATACCGACACAAAGAAAAGACACGCCCACAAACAGGACGTGCCTCATCGACCATCCTATAACTCTTGTAGGTTAGCGGGCGGATTCCTACGCTCCGTCCGGTGCTTTTCATTTGTCAATATAATTTTATCATGGGAATATAAAAGATTTGTACCAATTTTGAGCATACAAAAAGAGCCTATATTTCAAGGCTCTTTTCACATTAATTAAAAGAGGAGTAGTGCAAACGTCAATGCCATCTGCACTATTATATTACAACAGATTTGACTTTCATTTGTACCAAAATTCTATATTGCAGGAACTACATCCTTGATTCCTTTCATTGTCTTATAAAGTATCATGCTCTTTCTTCTCGTTGTTTCCATAACGGTTTATAGGTTCCAAGCCAATGCTCTTTATAATGTTTACCATAGTACTCTTTTTCTTCTAAGTATTCTCCCCATGTCATTTCATCGCGCACAAAAGGATAATCCAGAAGGATACCAAGATTTGGAATATCCCTTAGTTTTGTATTTACATCAATTCCGTTGATTTCCATATATAACCATTCCTTTTCCAAATTCACGAGCCGCCAGCTCAACCGCATATTCTTCTGCCTTTATGCTGATATCTGCTCCATATTCCTTCGCATGTTCTTTGATATATTGGTTTATTTGCTTCTCGTAATAAATCGGTAAATACTCATTTGTAACCGTTCCGTTACTTTCTACCAATGATATTATACCATCATTTCTTACAGCTGCAATCACCTTAATATTGTCATCGCCCGCCAATATTTGCAAGTCGGGAAGTGAAAGCTTCGTGGCAGTATTATGATTGTGTATAAAAGCATATGTTTCGCCCTCATTTTCCAATACGTGCTTATAAAATCCACCAACCTGCGAAAATTCTTGATCCGTTGTAGAAAACTCAATTTTACCTGTTTTTAAATTTACAAGTTTGCAATGCTCCCACATGGTATCGCTTCCCAACTTCGCTACTTCCGCGGCTGCTTTGCTTAATCCATCATTCACCGCACTTGGAGTCTCGGGCAGATCAATCCTATAGTTTTTATTGGAATCATAGTATACTTTCTTGCTGACACCTGTAGATCTTGCGGTTTTAGTCTTGGTGTTGCCATAAGCCGTTGCCCTGCCGTTCGCCTTTGCCGCCTGCTTCCTCTTGAATCCGGCAACCTTGACGCGATCATACTGCTTTTGCAATCCATTCTCTGCACAAAACTCGCCATACTGTCCGTTTTGCATTCTAAGCTTGTAAGACAACTTATCATACTCACTTTGAATATCTGGGTTATCAGGGAAAGCCTTTAGTTCCTGCTCTTTTACCAAAAGCAGTCTCTTAGTCTTTCGAACAGCACGTTCGAAATATCTTTGCTTTTGCTCCAGATCGTACCGTTTTTGGCTCTCTTCCTTATCGAGTTTTGGAAATGCGCGATCTCCTAGTTCCTTATACCACGGACCGTGAGAATGCCGGCAGTTGTACCCATGAAGTCCAAGCATATTGACACATACGCCTCTTTTAGCCTCAAAATCGATGTTATATCCTGTACTCTCTAAAAGGTTCGGAAATCCCGGCTCGCTACCATGTATCTTATATGTTTTTCCTTGCCACCAATCATGCGACGATACTCCGGTAGGATCCTTTGGATTATATCTTGCGCCTAAATGCTGAGATACAACCACATACTCTACACCATGCTGAATAATATATTGATTGGTGACCTCCGCTGCAGTCTGATTCATTGAAGTGACAATGCAACACCGAACCGCAGCCTCCAGAGATCTGCGTGATCCGGTCGGATAATTGACCATAACGCCACTTTCGGCATATCTATCAAGGACTTCGCAAATTGCACTACTATAGGACTGTAACCCCGAAGCCACACGGAAATCAACCTCATTCAGCATGTTAAGCAAATCTCTCTGGGATTGCATCATAGTAGTTCTTGTAAGATTTCCCAACTCGCCCATTGTCTTTGTTAATTCTGCATTCAAAGCTTGAATCACATCATTGTTTTGTAGAAGCGGAACAACCTGCGCCACCTTTTCAAGTACTTCGCTATCATTGGAAAAGGAAGTCATGGCACTGTCCTGCAACAAGCGCCGGATCTCATTTCTGCTCTTTCCGGTCAGCTGCGACAATCTTTTGATGATCTCTTGCCGGTGCAGTCCCATTTGTTCGAGTTTCCATAGTTCTCTGTCGGCAGTTCCAGATAAATCTCCGCTCTTCAATAACCGGCTTGCTATATCGCGTAAAATCCAATCTTCGAGCGCCTGGTACATTTCAACCATCTTATCTGATTTTCCATAGAAATATTCCGGTTCTAGCACTTATCCTTTGCCTACCTCTCTTTTCACTATATCAACCCATTCGTTCTTATGAGCCTCTTTTGCGCGTTCAAACCAATGATCTGACGTTCCTGGCATATTATAATGCAGCGGCATTCCTGTCGGATATTTATGTTCATGCTCATGTGCAAATGAACGTCCATCCTCTGTCAGATACAGTTCTCCCATATACTGATAATGAGCATATACTGTATTTGTCTCAATCAATCCAGGTTGAATAATCTGTGTTTTGTCACGTAAATCTCCTTGCCGATATGGCATATAATTCATCATATCGTCTCTTACACGTGCATCTAGCAGATCCTGTGCTCTCCTAAGGTTCTCATCAATGCGCTTGGTATCTATATGTATCTCCACGCATCCCACAGTCCTGTTGTACTGCATATAATCACTTCCTTATCGATTGATAATCGCCAATGCCACGATTGTCACACAAATAACCAAAATGTTCATAGTTGATACTGCCATGTCCTTTTCCTCCTATTCCTCGTTAAATAGTCCATCTTTGTTGTCGCTCGCATTCTCCGCGTCACGCTCTGCAAACATTTCATCGACTTCCTTATCATTGAATCCCTCATACTCTTTGAGATACTTGCGCTTGCTATACACGCCCTGTACCATTAGCTGATATGCGCGTTGTCTGTCCTGCTCAAACGAAGCCAATAAATCCTTGAAGTAGAATATATCCTCATCCGCCACATCCTCGTCTAGCACGTTGACATATCCACTAGGCATGTCAAAGAACACATCGCAATACTTGTCCATAGCATAGACGAGATCCTTGATGGCACTCTTTAATGCATTCCGGATATCTGTGATTGTCTCTACCGTCTCGCTATCGTCACTCTCAATCTCTGTGGCGGTTGCGATACCGGTCTTGCGATCAAGTACAAACTGTCCCTGAGAGAATCCTGCCTTGGTGGAGATCATGGAGAGAATCGAATTGATATCTGCAACTCTCTGATCCGTCAGCATTGTAGGCACGTGCTCATCAATCGTATTTGATGCATCCACTCCATGCTTCAAACCTTTAACAAACCGCGGCAATTCTACTCTGTTCTTATCTCCGGTGTTCTTATCGCGCTTCATCAGTGCATTTTCATTGATGAATGTGATATGCTGCGAATCATCGACCTCGCCGTCTTTCCTGCTCCATGCCACATCAAGGTTGCGCAGCTCCTCCAGGCAGTTTGCGAATACTGCCACACCCTCTGGCGAAGCATAATCGATTGTATTGTTGTACGGCATCTTGAAATAACCGAATAACGGCTTCTCAACATTGGAGATATTGATTGATTCCGGTATATTCTTCCATTCCGGCACTTCTGTCAAATTGATGCTCCTGCCGAGGCTATCGCTTCCCTGCGACTTGAATGCTTTGTTCTCGATGGTGTATGTTCTGCCGGCATTATCCCCATCATCTGCAACCGAAGTTGTGAAGTGCTGATACTCCAATCTTGTATAGTAATCATCACCCTTGATTTTCCTATCAATGAAGATCACACCGAGAATATCTCCGTTGCTGTTCTTCTCGGTCACAGCGAAGCTACCAGGCATTACATAATCAATCGCGCCGGCTGGATTGTATGTGCCGTTCGGTTTGATAATGATGCCGCCTGCACCGCACGCATCTTCCACCTTATCACGGATAGACTTTTGGATCATCGCCTTAATACACTGATTAATATAATCCGCTCTGTCGCTTCCGGCGATCGTCACATTCAGATCGAGGCACGTCTTCTTGCTTGTGTAATAGCACAAGAACTTCGCAAAATTGATTGTATGCACATTCTCACTGATCCAATACGGTCTGCCCTTGATGATATTCTGCCACTCAGTCTGTGCAATCTCCATCAGATCCGATGCGATGATATCAACATTAAATTCTTTCTCTGCGCTTGTTTTGAATAAATTCATGAAAAACTCCTTTACTCGTGTGAATATGTTCATATGTCACCGCCTTAAATGCCAAGTTGCTTATACACTGCTGCTATCTTGTACCATTGAATAGATATCCAATCGACCATAGTCTCGTCATGTCCGTATTGCTCACAGTGTTGGAAGTTTGATTGTAACCCGCTCTCTGAAAGAAAGGCATGAATTATCTCATGTCGTAATGCTTTTTTCTGTGCTCGTTCAAAATCTCCAACTTTATTTATATTATCTGATCGCAAATGTATTTCTCTACAAGTGGAATCACAATAGCCATCCATATCATTATCTGCAAATTCTTCAACAATGATTGCGTATTCTGTCCCAAGTACATTAATCTTCGTACTCTGCATCATCCTCTTCCTCCTCGTCTTCATCTATCTCATCATCATACAGTCCATTATTGCGCCGGCTCTCCATAATCACACGGTTCAATCCGTAGATCAGTGCCATTGTACAGTCCTCGCCAATCTTCGGGTAAGCGTCCGAAAAGCTGCCATCTGCCAACTGCTCATGCTCCAATGTTGTCAACTCATGCGCAAGGTGCGGGCATCGTTCCGGATCAACCACAATCTTTGCGGTCTGCTGCAACCACTCCCAACAGTAGTCTCTACCTTTGCCGGATCCCCAGCGCTTTTTAGCGCCGATCGCATTAAATCCCCAATCCTGCATCTCAGCGATAGCATCAGGGCGAGCAGAATCACAGATAATCTCCTCTTCAATGTACTTCTTAATCTTCCGCGCAAATGTACTATTCTTGCACCGCTTGGCAAATACCTCTGCCACGCAATACAACGTATCTGCATCCTCGTCATAGTATGCAACCTCGAATGTCTGAGGATGCTCAAAGCCGAAGTCCAAACCATAATAGAAGAATGGCATATTCTCGATCTCTGCGTCCGTGATAGTGCGTTCTTCCACATTATCGAAGATACCACCGCCGGTTCCGGTCACTTCGCCCAGGTAGTTGTTCCGATAGTACAATGGCTTATGCACCTTGAACCATTCCGCACGCTCGAAGAATCGTTTACCAAGCCATTTTACCGGCACATTATAGTAATAACTGTGGCATATTCTTGTCTGTGGTTTGTTCTGGCACTCTTCCACGTACTGATTCATGAAGTTATTCTTTGACTTTGGCGGGTTGAATATCTTGATATCCAATGCCGGTGTATCAGAACGAAGGAAGGTATCCTCGATGTTATCCATCTGCTCCACGCCTGCCATCTCGTCGCACTCCTCATGGATCAGCAGCTTCACATAGCCAAAAGGCACGTTAAACGATTTCAAACTGATGGGCTTATCCGCTCCCACAAACATAACCATCTGTCCGGTCGGCTTATATACCGCGCACATCGGGGACTGTTTGAAATCCCAATTATCAACATCGTTGTAACGGATCACCGTTTTCATGAACTGATTGTATACGGATCCACGCAGGTCAACCTTATAGCGTCTGGTATATACAATATGTGCCTGCGGGTCCTGACGGATTGTTTCATACGCCAAGTCTCCCCAGAAGTTCGACTTGATAGAACCACGACCACCCTTAGACACGATCTCATGCACATCTATCTCGCCGGCAAACGCTTCATGCACCGTCCGGTAGATCTCTACGAAGTCGGAGGTAATGTCCGTGATCGGTACGGTCCAGAGTGGTGCTTTCTCGCGCTTTTCCTTTTCCTCGCGCTCGATTTTCTGCTTTTCTGCTATGGTCAGTGCCTTTTCCAAGCCATCCATAGCCTTAAGCTGATCGGAGAAATCCGGAGCGAATCCCAAGCCGTCTACGACCTCGCCTTTTGCGATCTTACTTCTACGCTCCTGGATGTCGGCAAGGCTCATAATGTCGCGGTGCTGCTCCTTTTCGATGCGTTCCATCTGCGATGCTATATACTCTGAAATCAGTGGTTTCCGTAGGTTCTCTTTTGCTTGCTGCTCAGGGCATTTATATTTTGCCTTTCTTGCGGCATCCGTTCCATTCCCGCCATTCTTTATATACTCGTCTGCAAACGCTTTCTGTTTCGGTGTGAGTTCTTTCTTCATCCCATCACCGCCCATCTCGCATTTCGTTAATTGCATTTACCACACGGCAAACGCCATCTACCATCTTCTTTACATTCTCCGGCTTTCTTAATTCCTCTATTGTCTTTTTAAACGCATCTTTCAGCTCCGGATCGTCCCGAAACAGTTTCTGCATATTCTTCCTGGAGCAGTCGAGACAAATATCTATTCTCTGCTCCTGCGGCAGCATCTTCCCACATTCTCTACATTTCATCATCCGCTCACCGCCTTATAGATATCTAACAGACAATAGATTACCTCCACCATTGAGCAAGTCTTCAGTACCTCATAGTCCTTTGTCTTCCATTCTTTCTTACCTTGGTTATAGCACTCTACAGGCGTAATGATGCGATAGGACGTGATCATGCGGTTCTGATCCTCTGAGTAGAACTGATTCTGATTTATCTTTACAACCATGCCTCGCTTTATAATTGCCGTCTGTAGTTTCTTCATCTTGCCTCTTAGGTTTGCCACACAATCACTTCCTCTCTGCCAAATGGTATATTTCTAACCTCATACCATAATTATAAAGCAGTGTTTCAGTGGATTTGTACCAATTTAGAGCATAAAAAAGAGAGGTCTCACTAAAGATAACCTCTCTTTCCAAGATCTTATCATATCATCGAATTTTCTTTATGTAAAATCGCTTATTTAATTCAAACATCTTTACAACATTATTGTTGGCTAATCGCATCTTCTCCCTGTTAATTTCATAATCGTTTATCCTCATTTCATACCACTTTTCCGGACTAACGATTATTCCTGTGACATCATATTTTATCTGTGTGGCTAACAGTATATACATAGCAATTAATTCATACGAATTCCTATCAGCGACATTATCGCCAAAAAACATATTATCCTTTTGTATCTTGGAAATAAGCGCTATTGCATTTTCAGATCCATATGCATACACTTCATTCATAAAACCATCGAATTCTTTTGCTAATTCTTCGTTTTGACCTCCTGTTTCAATAATTGTTCCCAACAATTCTAATATACGCATTGGCATTGTTGCCATTTTATTCAAAGCGATTTCGTTCCTTTGCTTTAGGCTCTCATTCTTAAAATCTCTTTTTACAGATCTATTAGTTGCAATGAATCCAATAATAGAAATCAAAGCGGGAATCATAGCTGATATTAATGCGGCTTTTATGGTATCACTCATTTCGTATGAATTTTTCACAATTGACATGAGAATATTCATTTAATTCACCTCTACTTATTTTAAAATATCGCCCAATTTTGGACCACCCTCTCTATGCAATCATACATTATAATTATAGCATTTTAGTCATACAATATAAAGCATTTCTACCACACCATCCTCAACTGTCCATTCTTCTCTTCCACGATCCGCCCCATCCTCTGCTTCATGATCCGCTGCACGATTCTCCGCTTCCGATAAAAGCAATTCCGGCTGATCGGGAGAATGCCGTGGTGTGCTTCCAGCATGTCATAGCTTGTCCCGATCACGATGGATTCTGTCAGCTCCGCAGCGATGAAGCTGTCTACCTGGTTGCAGATCTCGAATACTTCCTTTTCGTCCACAGGCATTCCCCCTTTCAATTTTGAGCAACAAAAAACCAAGTACTTCGATTGGCACTTGGTTTTTAATGCATATTTAATTGTTATTACTAGTCAGAAAATTCTTCAACGTATAGTACCAACGTTACAGGCACACATGGTTGAAATTCTCTCTTTATAACCTTATACCTCTTTGAATTATTAAAGCAAATAATGTCATTTTGCATATACAGCATTATTTTTGCAACATCTACACGCATATCCAAGTCTTCAAATCCTGCATCAATATTTGTACGAAATTTATCGCTTCTATTGTAGTCAAAATGTTCCATCTCTGTTTTTCCGTCTATCGGTTTTAAAAAATCCTAATAAACTGTCTGACACTTTGTTCCGGTGCAATTTTATCTGACATACACTTCTACCTCCTCATATCATTTACTTATACCATACTACACCAATCTTCATAATTCAATTGTCAATGTTCACGTTTTTCGACACTTATATTGTCTACTCTGCTTAATCTATTAAGTCACCCCACC